CGAAAGCGGAAATGGACAACCAACGCACCAAGAAGCGTGGCTATCTTTACATGTGGTGGTCGTTTGATGACAACCCGAAACTAACCAACGAGCAAAAGAGGGAATTGCGTCACGAGTTTCCCGTCGGATCCTACTATCACAAAACGAAGATCCTTGGCGAGCGTGGCAAGTGGGGTATCCTCATCTTTGCCGACTATATGGAAAACTCGCTGATTCAAAACTGTTTCGTGTATGACGGCAAGAACAAACGCATCGACTACTCGAAGCTCGATCCGAAGTTCAACATCTGCAAGTTCACGATGGGCGTCGACATCGCGGAAGGCAAAGCATCGAACGTCTTTATGCTGACGGGCTTTGACAGAACGTACGGAAGAGCCTTTGTGCTTGACCGCTTGATCTTCAAGTCACGTGATGACATGGGGCGACCAGTCGGTTTCAAGAAAAAGACCGAACTGTTGCGGATGTTCCTCGCCAAGCACGCCGACAAGAAACTGGACTTCATCTCGGTTGACTCGGCTGAGGGGAACTACATCAACGACCTTCGAGGCGAGAATCTCGGCGTTCAAATCATCGGATCCTATAAGTCAACGATCAAGCAACGCATTGACTTGCTCATCATATTGTTCAACAAGCATCGAATCACCATCGATCCGCAATGCGCTGACGTTTACGCGGCGTATCAATCGTCCACATGGGCAAAAGGCAAAGAGGGAATCGAACGTGAAGACAGCGGAGCGCAAGCAAACGACATCATGGACGCGCTTGAATACTCGCTGACGACATACATGACCGCCTTAACCACAGCAAGCAACAGTCGGGGCGAGGGGGCAAGAGCATGAGTATTTTCACTCGCATTACCGATTATTTTGACAGCAGACGGCGAGACCGTCTATGGAGGGATCTTGAAGTGTTAGAAAACAAAATCAAGTTTATACCGAAATACGCCAAGATTCCGGCGGCGTTCTTCGCCGATGATACGTTCACTCGTAAAGTCACCGAGTACATGCTATGGAACACAGGAAACGAGGAAGCATTGCGCGACTTCTTCTCCAACGGTTCCTACATCTCGAAAGACGGAACATCACAGAACATGTTTTGGGAGAAAGCGCCGAGCGACTACCCGATGATTCACTCCGGGTTTCCGGCTTTGCTCTCGGCTAAGCAACCATCCATCTTGTTTGGGAACGGCTTTGAACTAAAGGCTGAGATTCTGACACCGAGCGGAGACGTTAACGAAGAGGCGAGCGCGAAGTTGCAATCGCTGGTCGACGATGTGTTTGTGCCGAAGATGCGCCTGGTTGAGAACATGATCGACGGAGCCTCGAAAGAATCGTGGGGAGGGCATGTGTTCCCCAAGATTTCCGTAGACACTTCCTTGTCACCGTATCCGATCCTTGAAATGGTCGACATTCGCTACGGCGAAGCGGTCACCAAACGTGGCATCAACCTTGGCGTCGTGTTCCATTCGTACATCAACAAGTCAGGGCTTGATGGCAAGACGAAACAATATCGTCTCGATGAAATGTATCGCCAAGCAAGCGAAAGTGATTTTCTATCTCAAAACGGCGAACCGGCGAGAATCAAACGTGCGGAAGCCGAACTCGGCGATGCGGTCATTGAATATAAACTCTTCTCCATCAACGAAAAAGGCGACGAGGTCGAAATCGACTTGCAAAGCCTTGACGAGACCGCGAGCATCACCGCACCGCTTTATGTGTTCAAAGGCGTCACAGGTGCGATGGCGTTCTCCAAGCCGAACAAACTACCAAACAACGACTTCCCCGATTCGCCTTATGGCGCAAGCGACTACGCTCACTCACGCATGCACTTTGATGCGCTGGACGAAGTATGGAGCGAAATCAGACGCGAGACAAGAGACAACAAATCGATTGCCGAATGGCCGTCTGGCATGTTGCAAAAGGATCCCGAGACTGGGAAACCGTACTTCGCAAGATTCCGCACGAACATCGTCGTCTCTCAAGCGGATTTACGGGAAGGCATCAAAAACGAACCGCATCTGTTTGAGTTCAAAGACAAAACCGATTCCTTGATTCTGAAACGTGACAAAGCCATCGAGTCCGTTTGCATCAACGCGGAGATGTCTCCCATCTCTTTGGGCATCCCCGATTCCATTGGGGCTAATTCATCCGACAAGACATTGAGAGAACGCAACAAAGCAACCATCGATCTTCGAAACAAGAAACTCGCGCTTTGGAAACCGACGCTCGAGCAACTGATGATCCGCTACTTGGAGACTTGCTCCTGGATGCAACAAAACATTCAAGGGTTCGTCATGCCAGGCGTTGAAGACTTCGATGTTGACTTCACGAATCTCAATATCACGTTCACATTCCCAGACTACGTCAGCGACAGTGACACAGAACGCACGGCTAACGTGGCGCAAAAGCGTTCCGCTGGTGTGATGTCCATTCGTGAGGGCGTCAAAGCCATTCACATCAAAGACGGTTGGAGCGATGATGAAATCGAGAAAGAGGTCGAGGAAATTCGCATAGATCAGAACTTGTCGCCTCAGAACTCGGAAACCCAACTCTTAAATGACTTGACGAAATAAGGTGAGGAATCATGGCTGAACCAAGAACCATTCGCTCGCCGAAAGAGAACGCCGCCGAAGACGAACTCACCGTCATCCAAGACGGCATGACGCGTTTGAAGTTGCTCGTCGTTGAATCCGACCGTAATGGCGAAACAAGGATCGAAACGTTAGCAAAGGCTGGGGCGATTATCAAAGCGACCATTGCGAAACTACCGCCAAACCTTCAAGAATCGGCAAGGCAAGCACTTGTCGCATCCTACCAACGTTGGGACATCCAATACACGAAAGCGCGCCAAACGACCAATATGGCGTTATTGGCTCAAGTCTCAAAGTTGTCGAAGACAAGACCTGAAATCGTGAACGAAAACAAGACGTATTCGATCGACCTTTCCAAATGGGCGAAGAGCGTCAGTGGTGCCGAACAAGCGCAAATCATTGACAAGTTTCGCCCGTATCTCACCGAAGACAAACGAGGCGCGGCAATCATAGACGAGTACGACAAGCGCGTGAAAGAGCGCGTGAGAATACTTGCTCAAGATCCGTCAACCGCCAACCCACAAGACAAGAACGGCAAGCCATTGAACCTCCGCAACCTTGTCGAGATGGAAGTTAGAAACGAAGCGAACAAGAAAGACGTTGACAACCTCAAAGCGGAAGGCGTTGACCTTGTGTGGACATCGAGCCACGCCGATGCGTCCGAACGTTGCGAACCGTGGCAAGGGCGGTTGTATTCCTTATCCGGAAAGAGCGGCACGACAGCGAACGGAGAACGTTTCACTTCTTTTGAAGAAGCGCAAAACGCTAACAACGGAAACAGCATCATCTCCGGCTACAACTGTCGACACCGCATCATCGAATACATCCCAGGAACGAAAGCACCCAAAGAATACGATTCAAAAACCATTCGGCACGAGAATTACGTCAACAATCGTCAACGCCAGTTCGAGCGCGATATTCGCAATATGAAGATCGAGGAACGACTTGCAAGAGCGAACGGGCAAACCGAGTATGCGAGCGACTTGCGCTCCGAGTGGCAATCAAAGCGAGACACTTACATCGATTTCTCGCACAAGAACGAACGCCCGTACTATTTATGGCGGACGCGCGTCATCGAAGGCGAAAATTAACAAGGTAATCTGGGGAGCGATCCCCTTTTTATATAATCGCAAGGCTAAGCGAAAGAAGCCACGCTCAAATCGCGGACTGAACCGCGTCAACAAACGGGAGGGGAATCACAGAACATGCCATTGAACATCAATGAAGACTTGAGGAAACGTTTATCGCCTGAAATCGTGAAGTCGCTCGAAGAGGCGGCAAAGGACACCGATTTGTTTCTTGGATCCGGCACGAACTACATTCCGAAAGAGCGTTTCGACGAAGTCAACACCAGCTTGAAAGATTACAAAGCGCAAATCGCCGAGCGAGACAAACAGCTCAACGAACTTGCGCCAAAGCTTAAGGGGCACGAAGACCTTGAAAAGTCCGTGACCGAGTTGCGCAACTTGAACGCGAAGACCGTGAACGACTACGAGGCGAAAATCCTCGAACGCGACCGCAATTACGCGCTCAACGATATGCTACGAACCTACAAACCACGCAATGTGAAAGCCGTCACAGCTTTGCTCGACCATTCAAAGATCGAGTTCAAAGACGGTGCTCTAAAAGGCGCGGAAGAACAGCTCGAAGCTTTACGCAAATCGGATGACTACTTATTCGAGGGAGCGAACGGAAACCAACAAGTGCAAGTCGGCGTGAAACCCGGCAACGTTGGAACCCAACAAACGCTTGATGAAACACTGTCACGCGCTTTCAACCTTAAGTCCGGAACGAAGTAAACAGAAACACAAAAGCAACAATCGAGAGGAATAACCTATCATGTCAAGCTCAATCACCCAAGGCAAGACCTATGTACCGTATTTAGACCAAGCGTATGCGCAAGCATCGCTCACCGCAATTCTCGACGTTGGAGCCGACCTTGTCAAAGTCGCCGAAAACGGCAAAGATTTGCTCGTAGCCAAAACGACTCTTGTCGGACTTGGCAACTATTCGCGTGCCGGCAACTATGCGGCTGGCGACATCACCTTCGCGTGGGAAACCCACACTCCCGGCTACGACCGCGCTCGTATGTTCCACGTTGACTCGATGGACAACCTCGAAACCGTCGGCTTGGCGTTCGGCACCCTCGCATCCGAATTCATCCGCACGAAAGTCACGCCCGAAGTCGACGCTTACCGTTTCGCTGCCTATGCCGGAACGACCAACATCTCGACTGTCAACGGCGCAACACTCGGCAACGCATCCGACACATTGACCGCCATCCGCACCGCCGTCACCACGATGGAAGAAAGCGGAGTCGATCTCTCGCAATGCTACTTGTTCATCACCCCGACACTCAAAGGCTACATCGATGACGTCGCAACCACGACCTCCAAAGATGTGTTGAACTCCTTTGCCGGAATCGTCAAAGTTCCTCAAACTCGTTTCTACACCGGCGTCACGCTCGCTTCGGGTGCTTCCAACACCGCTGAAGGCGGATATGCGAAGACCGATTCCACCGGCAAAGACATCAACTTCATGATCATCGACAAGACCGCTTTGATCCAAACCGCGAAACACGTCGCTCCGAAGATCGTCGACC